CGCTGAGCGATCAAGTTAGCAACGCGGTTGATCAACACTGCCAAAGCGGCATGCTCATCACCAACGAATGTTGCTGTACCAGATACAGTAGCTTGGTTGTATGTGTACTCTGTAGCAGCCAATGTGCTCAAGGATAACAAGATCTCTTGATCAATCTCAGCTGTGATCTCTTGTGCAAGAGCAGCCATGATTTCAGCTTCTACGTCGATACCGTGCATAGACTGTGCATCTTGAGCAGATTCAAATGTCCAACGAGCTTGTAACTTGCGTGTCTTAGCTTCAACAGCTTGTTTCAAGATCTGCACGGAAATTTGCTTACCGCCTGTGCCTTCCATTGTTGCTGTGTTGTTACCTGTGTAACCAGTAGCAGTTGTTGTGCTCTGTGGAACAGTAGAGTAAGCAGTAGCAATAGTGAATGGACTCAAAGCTTCTTGACCTGCTGATACAGAAGTAGCAGCTGCAGACTGGTCATTTAAACTCTGTGCATAGCGAACACGTAATGTGTGGATTTGACCAACTGGACCTGTCATTGGCTGAACGCCGACCAACTCGTTAGCAATAACAGTTGGCATAACACGTCGAATTACTGGCAGAATCACACGGTTTAATGTAGCGATGTTGCCAGAACCAGTTGAACCAGAAGTTGCGTTCTCACGCAAATACTTCTTGGTATTTTCAAGGATTACACTCATGGATGTGCGCTTGGAGCCGCTGAGGCCTTCTAGCAACGCATCTTTGGTTTCATCCCAACGACCTTCTAATAATTCTTGTGACATTTAAGTCTCCTTTATTATGTCTTTGGTTTACAGCCCTGCCAAACGCTTTAGATCGATCACGTTGCTTTCTTGTTCAACTTGATCTGCATCTGGACTGCGGGCAGATTTATCGCCAGTGGCTTCAGACAATGACTCTGTAATCACCTTGGTGGCTTTCACGGAGCGATCAGCTAAAACTGCTGGTAGATACTTTTCGAACGCATTAGACAAGCGACTTGTCTGAACACTTTCGAGCAAACTACGCATTACCTCTGCTTTTTCCTTGTTTAAGGGAGCCAGCAATTCCTCTAGTGCAGCTTCACGCTGATTAGATTCTTTGAGGATACGCATTTCGCGTTCTTTGTTTTCGACCAGAACTTTTGCCTTCTGGGCGAATTTGATGGCTTCGGACAGTTTTTCTTCTTTCTGCGCAATTACATCATGCAACTTGCGAACTTCTTGCTTCTCGTTTAAATGAGTTGCACCAAATTCACTTGCATACGCTTCAAAAATACGACGTCCAAAATTGTTCTCACGAGCAACTTTGATGTCTTCTTGTAACTGACTGAGTTCAGCCTTGAGATGTTGACTAACAGCAGTGGACATCTTCTTGGCACTTTCTGTAACAAAACGTGCTTTGAGTGTTTCCAACTGTTTGCGAGCTTCACGCACCAAACGAACTTTAGTTTCAACAACGTCCTGTTTGTCTTGTGCAAATTCTTGAATCTCACGTGCAAGAGCATGAACAATGAATTTTTCAAGTTTGTTGATACCTTCACTGTGCATCTTGCGATCTTTGCGCAATTCGCCAATTTCCTCAGCAAGTTTGGTAACCATAAAGTTGTTGAACTTTGTGGCTGACTCTTTCATCTTGCCTTGAAACTTGACGCGATCTTCTGCCAATGCTTGCTTTTCAGCTTGCACTTGCTCGAGTTCTGCGGTTAGACCTTCTGTTACCATACGATCCAGGGCTTCCACCATCACTGTTTTGTCATGCTCATAGCGTTGTGCAAACTCTTCGCGGAGTTCTGCACGCACCTGTTCACGAGCTTCGTTCAACTTGGCTTCCCATGCTTCTGAGATCTGCTGTTGAGCTTCTTCGTTAATCAAGTCGCTATCTAGTAACGGTTTAATAGCATCTAGCATATTATTTCCCTTCAATCTTGAGACTACGAATCAGGCGAACTACTTCGTCTTTAACGTATCTCTGTGCTTTGCTGCTCTTGGCTGGGTCTTTGAACATGTCTAACAGTTTTTGTCCACCACGATGATTTAATAAACCTTCGTAAATGGCTGTTGGATATGCATTTGGAGCACTGGGCTGAGCAACCACATCTACAGTGACAATTTCAAAGTCACTGACATGTCCGGTTCTGTCGTCGACATTTCCTGATCCACGACTGGAAACCCCTAATTTAACACCCGATGTCAGCATGGTTTTAACCAGCTCACCCATGGGTGTGGGTAGTATCTTTAATGTGCCATATCCAGCTGGACCATCCATCCACATTTTTTCAATCATGTGACTCACACGATCTAGATTGATTTTCAAATCATCTGGATGATCAACTTCGCCCAAAACTGAATGACCAGTTTTGATCTGTTCGTTGATGGTATCAACTGCCTTGGCAATTTCATTTACAGGATATACACGCTCGTTGGCGTTTCTAACGCCGCCCTCGATGCAAACACCTTTTAACTTCAGTGTTTTACCGGAGCCATCGTGGGCTTCCTCAGACAAGATTTCAAGTCCTGCCTGAGTGAAGCTTAGATGTTCTTTTAGATATCGAGCCATATCCTGGGATTAGCCTTTTGGAAATGGTGTCTTTGTATTAACACCAGTTGCTTGGGCTGTTACAGGCTTGGGTGCTGCTTCTAAATTTGCATTAGAAACGCCTTTGCCTGGTACGTTTTTAAACTTGCCGGCTTGTGGCAAATCACCAGTTTTTGGTGCAGGACGTCCTTGTGCTACGTCGCCTACCATTTTAACTGGGCTTGCTGCCATGCCTGCTTTACCAGAATCAACTGCGTATGTAGACTTTTTGTTTACAAAGCTGGGTTCTGTTGTTTCTGGTTTTGGTGCTGCATCCAACTTGACGTTTTCCATCATGTCTAATTCTTCGCTGTCAGACTCTTCTTCTTCACCGTCATCAAATTCGGATGTTTCTGTGTCGTCCATTTCTAAAGCGTCGCCGCCGTCAATATCAGCAACTTCGTCACCGTGTTCTGCTTCTTCGCCGCCCATGAGTGCTTCAAATTCGGCCATGAGTTCGTCTAACTTGTCTTCCAAGTCAACCACACGATCTTCGATATCGTGTTCTGTTTTGTCGTCCTCGTGCATTTCCATGCCGGCTTCTTCTACTTCAACGTCGTCGATCAAGCTGTCGCTAGCATCGCCGCCCATCATGGACTCATCCATTTCTTCTTCGGACTCGTCAAGCTCTTCGCCTTCTTCGTCTTCTTCTTTGGCTTCGTCTAGTTCTTCTTCAGAATCTTCTTCTTTGGCTTCGTCAAGATCTTCTTCTTCCTCGTTCATGAGGTTCTCGTAGATTTCACGGCTTTTTTCTACCACGATATCGTGGAATAGTTGTTTGGCTTTCGCCTCTTCGTCATTGATCACGTATTCGATCAACTGTTCAAATTTCGATGTCATATAATCCTCCAATGGTTATGGCTCGGTTGTATATTTACTACCGAAAAGAAATATATGTAGTTTTAGAGGGTAAAACTGGTGGATTTTGTCACAAATCTACAACAAAGTGCAGATCTTAGATGGCCGGAGCAGCTGCAGGTGGTGCATACTGTTTTTTGACCTGTTTGAGTTTTTCTTTGTATTCGTAACTGCGCACATCATTCATCTGGCGCAACTTGTTGAGCTGGCGCAGAGTCAAGCGAGTCTTGCGTAGATCGCCCAGTTGAGGCTGGCTGTTGTCTTGGCTCAGATCCTGATAAGCTTCAGGACTGCGCTCGTATATTTCGTTTAGGATCATGCTGTATTTATTAAATGGTTGGAATAGGAGGGGCGCCAGCTGGTGCTGTTCCTGCTGTTCCAGGTGCAGTGGTCGGTGATCCGCCGGCTTCGGGTGCACCAGCCTGGGCACCTATTTCAGATCCGGCTAGTTCTTCTCCGGTGGCTATGTCCTGCTCAAGGCCAGCAGGTGTAACACCCACGGCACGCAGATCCTGTCCTTGTGTTGTTTCCAACTCAGGCTCGTCGCGCTCTTCCATCCACAAGGATTCGTTTTCTTGAATTTCTTCTTCGGTCAAGCCCAGGTAGCGTTTCATCATAAAACGCTTGCTCATGTAGCTGAGCTGTTCCAGCTGTGCAAATGCCTGTATACGAGTGGTATCCAGTTCGCTTTGACGATATGATGCAAAGTTTTGTGGCTCGCACAGACTAATGTTAAAGATTCCAGCATCAATATTGAAGCCTCTCCAGCGCAAAAACATTTTGAATTCGTCGTCTAGTTTCTGCATGATCAAGCGCTGTAGGCGCATGCAATACTGGTTAAAGCGGTATTCTTGAATCAGTGCTGTGCCCACACGACCGTCGTTCATGGCACGGTCTGAGTCGTCGGGGCCGGTGGGCAGGTAGCTGGAGGGCACACGCAGACCGCGGGCCATCTTGTTGTTGAAGTATTTTAAATCGTCGATTTCGCCTAGATTAGCACCGCCGGGCAAGGTAGTAACATCTGATCCGCGGCTGTCTGCACTCACCGGAAAGAAGTAATCTTCGTTGATACTGAGCGGGTTGTAGCTGGCATCCATCATGTTGGCACCACCACCGGTTGTGGTGGGAATACGACGTTGATGCATTTCGTTTTTGACACGTTCCACAAACTGCATGGCCATGTGACTTGGCATGTTGCCCACATCAATTTTGAAAATTCTGCGTTCTGGTGCACGTTGCACACGATAAATCAACACTGAATCTTCTAGTAATTCTTTCTGTTTGAACACTTTGAAAATGTTTTCTAAAATACTCTGCCCAAATGGCCAAAAATAATCCAGGCCTTCGTTTAGGCTTAAATGCACCACGTGTCGTGCATCAATACAGCTTTCGTTCATGGCTTGAGTAAATCGGCTGTTGCCTGTTCCGCCACCTGCACCACCATATCCGCCACCGTTGGGTGCTGTGTAGTTGTTTTGACCTGCACTATTTGTGGCACGGCTCACATAGTAGTCAGACGTGGTCTTTTGAGCCACACTCATGTTTTGGAAATTAGGGTTGATGTCGCGAATGATATACTGCTCAGGACGCTTGCCTTCTGACTCGTTAACAATCACACGAGCCACCTTGACCATATCGACCCACATCATTTCAAAGGTTTCCGGATCACGCACAAACAGTTGATCACCATACTTGATGGTATTGCGGAACAATTTAAAAATACGTTGATCCAGCTTGTTCAGCTTGGTCCACTGTTGCAGTTGTTTTTTGATTATTTCAATTTCGTGATCGGTGGGCTTGTCGTTGAAGTTGATGTCAAACGGTGTGCCGTTGTCTTCGTTGACCTGTGTTGAAAACTCAGCAATGATGTCCAAACATGCATTGACTTCCGAATCGCAGTCCATGTTTTCATACTGATTATAACGCTCGATGCGGTTAGGGTGTCCTGAGTATACTTCAGGTAAGCGACTGGCATAGTTGCGGAACGCAAAGTCGTTAGGCGTGCCACCGTCGTTGTAGCCCTGGCCGGTTTGTCTAGGATATCCGTCTAGACCAAATTGGTTCTGTCCTGATATAGGACTGAGCTGGCCGCCGGTATTGGCAACCTTGAAATATTTTTTCCACCCGGGTTTACGAGTATTTTGATTATCTGCCATGATAGTATATTTAGTTACCCGGCTTTTGTCGCTTGTATTAATTTACTGTTCTGTGCGTTGTTTTGATGTTGCAATGCAACCAATTGATCAAGTTTTTTACCAAACATTTCAAAGGCTGATTCGGTATGATGTTTGCTTTGTCCACGTGTTGCATGTGCCGCTGTGTCGGCACCAGCCGAAGCCGATGCTGGAGTGGCAGTAACTGCTGTTTTATAACCGCTGGTGGGACCAGCAATGCTTGGAGCATTGGGATCTGCTCCTGTGACGGTGCCTGCGCGGCCACCTTCTACACGAGTCATGGCATCTAAAAACTTGGCTTGCTCAGCAGGAGTCAGATCTGAGTAACGCTTGTTGAGATCTACTCCTTGTTTTGCCATGTTGCTAGCATAGGCCTGTATGTTGTTTTCTGTCTCGGGTGCCCATTTTTTAAGTGCATCAGCAGCCGACAGATTGGCGTAGTTCTTGCCTTTGAGTAGTGTATCTGCGGCCTTGCGACCCATTTCCGGCGAAGGGAATATGGCAAAGCGACCGTCTGAACCAACAGCACCCATACTGACAGCAAACGGACCGTATTCAATGTTGCCGGGATTGTTGTTGCGCCAGTTGCGGTCACCGCCCATGCGTTTTTCGTTGCCAATAGTAACAGAACGTCCCGGATCAACTCCGGCACTGGGTGTTCCGGTGGACACACCGCCTGCGGCAGCTGCGGCAGCGGCTGGACCACCTGGCGTGCCGTGATTTACTCCTTTGGTATGAGAAACTGTTCCGCCAATGCCGAATCGTTTGTTTATAAAGCTGGTGGCCTTGTCCAACGAGCTTGCAAATGCATCAACTGCCGGAATAGCCGCTTCGGCTAGGCTGAACCCAAGACTTTGTAGATTTTTGCTGGCATTGGCTGTGGCCAACTGTGCTTTGGTAAATGCTTCGGTGTTTTTGCCCGAAGCTGATTTTTGTTTGGCCTGTGCGGCTTCTGCATCAGCCAGTCGTTGTTGACGTGTTTTGCCTTCGGATTCCAATATGGCTCTAGTATCGTAGGCCTGAACTGCGATTCCGCCAAACTGATCGCCGGCAAACATGATTTGTTTACCAAACTTGTCGGTTCCGTCTTTCAAGGAATCTTGTGTGTCAACTATGGCTTCGGTTGCCTGTTTTCCTTTTTCTACAGCCAGGGTATTTTGACGAATAGCATCGCCGGAGAATAGATTGGCTGCAGCAGCTTCTTTGGTCAACGGTATGCCGGTGGCCAACGCACGAGCCGCGTCACCGGCGGCTCCGCCTAGTCCTTCAACATACAGTCTCAGTTGTTCGGCTTCGTCTTTTTGGCCGTGTGCTGTCATGTCTGCCAGCTTGGCACGGAAGCGAGCATCAACTAAACTTTTTTGTGCTTCTTTTTGCTGTTGTTCTCGAGTCTGTCCTGTTAGACGAGCAATCTTGTCTACTTCTTCAATGTAGTTCTGTGTTTTTTTGGTCAGTTCTTCGGTAGTTCTGCCTTGGGTAATTCCGTATCTGGAGCTGTCGGATATGTAGGCTGCTGTGGCATCACCTACTGCGTCAAGACTCATACCTAATTTAAGGAACTGTTGTGCTGTTTGTCCTGTGGTCAAGACTCCGGCTACTTTGCTTAGTTCTTCAGCACCAGCCGAGGCCGATCCTTGAAATGCGGCCAGTCCCAGTGTGTTTGCTTTGACTGCCTTGGTAAAGGCCGGCAGGCTATAGTTGCCCATCTGGTTAAACTGGCGCATCAGCCCATCAACACCATCAGCAGCACCAGCACTGGCATCGCCCAGGGTCTGATAATTTTTGGCCATGGTGTCTAGTTGATCTAGAACAAACTTGGCCGCTTGTCCTACGCCGTCGGCTAGAGCCTTGGCTGCACCACCTACCAACGGAATAGCACTGGCCAAGTTACCAATCATGCTGGTCAGGCCAGTAATGCTGGAACCCAGACTCTTAAATGTGCCTTCGCCTTCGGCCACAGATTTGGCCATGCCGCCTAGTTGCGAAGTGACGCCCAGTAGTTTTTTGGTGTAGCCTTCCAGGGCCTTGTTGACGTTTTGGGTAGTGCCGCCCAGTTTGGACAAGGTTTCAGCACTGACTGTTCCGCCTTGGCGTAGTTGTTCTAGTGCTTCGGAAACGGCTTGTAGTTCTTTTTCATCCATGTTTGTAGGCCATAAGTATTAGAACAATATTTATGGTGACAAAATGACCAATCCTTTAAGTCAGTATTTTAGACAACCTAATATCTACATCAAATTGCCCAGTCAGGGTCAAAACTATCCACAAGGTAGTTTGATCATGCCAACCAATGGTGAATTGCCGGTTTATCCCATGACTGCCATAGATGAAATCACTTATCGCACACCAGATGCCTTGTTTAATGGACAGGCCACAGTCAATGTGATACAGAGTTGCCTGCCCAACATCAAAGATGCCTGGGCCATTCCCAGTATTGATCTGGACACTATTTTAATTGCCATACGCATTGCCAGTTACGGGCATGATATGGAATTTGCTACCACTTGTCCAAAATGTCAGGACACCAGTGAACGCACTATCGATTTGAGAAACATGCTGGCGTCGCTCAGGTCGCCCGACTACACAGCCAATATTCAGTATAACGATTTGGAAATTTATTTCCGTCCGCTCAGCTACAAAAATCTTAACGAAAACAGTCAGTTACAGTTTGAGCAACAAAAGTTGTTGCAGATAATTCCCGACAGTTCAATTTCAGACGCCGATAAAATGACCGCGTTGACCAAGGCATTCAAACAGTTGACCGAAATCACAGTTAGATCTTTGAGCATCAGCATTACCACAATTAAAACTCCGCAGGCCTTGGTTACCGAGCAACCATACATTGAAGAGTTTTTAAAAAACTGCGATCGCGAGTTGTTTAATCAAATACGCGATCATGTGCTTAATCTGCGCGAGCAAAGCGAACTGCAACCGTTAAAATTAAAATGCACTGCCTGTGAAAATGAATACGAGCAGGCCCTGACCTTGGACATGTCGAGTTTTTTCGCACCCGCCTCTTAGTCTTGGACTCTGATCAAATCAGTAAGCTGGTTGATCAGATGGATAAGGAATCAAACAACATCAGGCAAGAGGCGATAAAAGTAGCATGGTACATGCGCGGCGGTGTCAGCTACGACCAGGCTTTACAGCTCAGCGTTGTTGAGCGAACCACTATCAACGAGTTGATCAAAGAAAATCTTGACACTACCAAAAAAACTGGATTACCGTTCTTCTAATGCTGGACCTGGCCACTGTTACCGCTGACATTGCACGCTGGATTGAAACCTTTGTAGAGGTCCCGCATCCGGCCCTGGGTGGCTGGGCTCCGTGTCCGTATGCACGCCAGGCCAGACTCAATCAGGAATACGCAGTGCAGTCGGGACACAGCATACCTTACGACTTGATTGGACTGTCACACGCCGGACTGGGCACAAAAAAGGTCATAGTGCTGGCATACCCAGCTGATCAATACAGTCCAGGAGAATTTTCCTATCTAACCGGTTATATCAATCACCTGTATCTGCAGGCGCAGGATCTCATTGCCTTGCCGGATCATCCGGCGGATCCTGAAGTGGTCAACGGTGTTGCCATGAATCAAGGCACCTATGCCTTGTTGCTGATTCAGGCTCGTGCAGATCTGGATCACAAGGCTCGGCTAATTGCGCAAAAGGGTTTTTATCAAGGCTGGCCCGAGGCTTATCTGCAGGAACTGTTTCGCGGACGACAGGATCCTAGATTATGACTTATCAGTTTGCTCGAATACGTCTTGAGGAAACCACCTATAAACCCACCGTGACCTGGCAGTATCTGCAGGAACCCAACATTGCTCAACTCAAGGACATCTACAGAACCTACTGTATCTACAAGCATTTTGCCAGCGTCATGCCGTTATTTGACAGTCAGTTTACCGACCCAGACACCGATGTGATTGGCTACTACGACAATGACCGGTTGGTTGCATTCAGCTTGATGAAACGTTACGATGATGAAAATGTCCTGGCCAGTCAGTTTGCCTGGACCTATCACAATCCTAGGACTCGCTTGGGCATTGAAAGTTTGAAAACCGAGTGTGCTATCTATCGTGATCGTGGCTATAAATTTTTATACCTGGATCAAGCTCACTTATATAAACAAGGCCTGGAAGGCTTTGAAATTTTAGGGACACTACAATAATGGCAGACTTATACACAATTTGGGCAAACAAAGAAGGTGACATTTCAGACTTGGAATTTGTTGAAAATATGAGAGGCTTTTTACAGCATCTTGTAGATGAAGGTAAAATGTTATCATTTAGAATAACAAGATGTAAGATGGGATTTAGATCTGTGGCAGATATGCCAGAGTGGTTCATAATTATGGAATTCCGC